ATGCTGAGATCTACACCACCGAGTCTTCGGATCGCGCATTCGAAGAGGAAGTGATGCTGTCGGGCTTCGGCGCGGCACCGATCAAATCGGAAGGTTCGGCCATCAACTTTGATGAGGCGAACGAAGCATACACCGCTCGGTATAACCACGAGACCATCGCGCTGGCCTTCTCTCTGACTGAGGAAGCCATCGAGGACAACCTGTACGACCGCCTCGGCAGCCGTTACACCCGTGCCCTCGCCCGTTCGATGGCTCACACCAAGCAGGTCAAAGCTGCTGCCGTTCTGAACAACGCGTTCAGCGGCGGTGCTTCGGCTGGTGGCGACGGCGTGGCTCTCTGCGCCACGAACCATCCGCTGACCAACGGCAGCACGTTCTCGAACAAGCCGACGACCGATGCCGACCTGAACGAAACCTCACTCGAAGATGCTCTCATCTCGATTGCTGGTTTCGTGGACGAGCGTGGTTTGAAGGTTGCTCTCCGCGGCATGAAGCTCATCGTTCCGCGCCAGCTGCAGTTTGTGGCTGAGCGTCTGATGGTTTCGAACCTCCGCGTTGGCACTGCCGACAACGACGTGAACGCCATCCGTTCGATGGGCATGCTGCCGGAAGGTTATGTCGTCAACGACTTCCTGACCGACCCGGACGCCTTCTTCATCAAGACGGACGCGCCGCGCGGCTTCATCCACTTCGAGCGCACCCCGCTCTCGACCGGCATGGAAGCTGACTTTGACACCGGGAACATGCGTTTTAAAGCGCGTGAACGTTACAGCTTCGGATTTTCTGACCCGCGTTGCGTGTTCGGTACTTCGGGCGCAGCCTGATAAAACAATGGCTTAGGCCAGATAAAGCCTCCGCTTCGGCGGGGGCTTTATTTTGTCTTTCCGTTTGTCCGATATTGCTGTAGAGTTGGCCCAAAGGAGTTGATGATGCCATACGCAGAGGATTACACTGGGATCTATCGGATCGTTAACACGGTGTCCAATAAGGCATATGTTGGTCAATCTCTCCGTGTGAAGAAACGGGTGCAAGAGCATTTCCGTCTGCTCCGTCTCGGCAAGCACACCAACACACATCTACAGCGTTCCTACGACAGACACGGCGAGAGTGCGTTTGTTTGGGGGCTTGAGGTTTTGTGTGAGGACCCCTCGGATCTCGACTTGATCGAAAACGCTTTTTTGCAGGGGGACGCGTACTTCGATGAACCACTGGCCTACAACATTGCGGACTATGCCAAGGTCCCAATGCGGGGCCGTTTTCATACGGACGAGACCAAGCACCAGATTAGCTTGGCAAAGCGCGGACGTCGGGAACATGTGACGGACCGCTATCGAAAGAGTCTTTCAAAGGCTCAACTGAAAAGACACCACGACGATCCGGCTTTCGTTGCAAAAGTTCGGTTTATCGTGAATAATCCACACATGTCATACGCTGAGCGCGGGCGTGTCGTGGGCGCGGACACAAGCAATGTCCGCAAGCTTGCGCTCAAGTACACCCCACTAAAGGAGGCCTTACCATGGCTAAAACATTCTTCTCCGGGCCGGTAGAATCCGGCAACGGCTTTAAGTCGGTCGTCAAAAACGAAACCACCGGCGCGATCACTGAGATCTCCACCTACGGCGGTGCCCCGGTCGCCCTTGCTGACGGCAACGTCTCGCTGACCAATGCCACCCATAGCGGCCGCATCCTGATCGTTCCGAACGGCACGCAGGACAACACCTATACGCTGCCTGCTCCGGTAGCCGGTGCGACCTTTACCTTCGTCTACGGCGGCGGCGCAGCGGATGGTACGGACTTCATCGTGAACACTGGCTCCAACACCAACTTCTTCATCGGCAACGTTGCCTTCAACGACACCGATGATGGTGCTGCTTCGGTGGTGTTCTCGGATGGTAACTCCAACAGCAAGCTGCAGGTCAATGTTCCGGCATCGGCGGTCATCAATGTTGTGGCCAAGGATGGCACCAACTGGCAGGTTTGGGGTTCTGTGACTGGCGCTACTGCTCCCGCCTTCGCTGACCAGTAAGGAGGTCAGATATGGCTGGCTCTGACGTAAAGGCCAAATACATCGCGGCTGATACCACAGCTGCTGACGCCGATGGGGTCTGCCAATCGCAAACTCCGGCTGCTGGTGGTGAGCAGAACCTCACCATCAACGGCGCGCTGGCATCTGGTGGTGTGGCGACGTTTACTGCGGCACGCTTGATCACGATTGCTTCTGCCTCTGACGACAGTGCTCGTACCTTTACGGTGACGGGCACCGACGTGAACGGAAATGTGCAGACGGAAACAATCGCAGGTCCGGCGACCACGGTGACCGGTACGCTGTACTTCCGAACGGTAACTCAAGTTACGGTTGATGATGACACCGCTGGTGCCATTACTGTTGGTATGTCGAACAGTGCCATCGATGTGATCTACGCGGGTCGCGCGCGCTTGCGCGGGGTCTTCCTGATTCACTCAGGCACGGCTGGTTTGCTGTCGTTCCGTAACGGTAGCGCACTCGGCACGGCTCACCTGCAGATTGCCACCACTGCTTCAGCTAACACTGACCGTGACGTCATCATCCCCGACGAGGGGATCATGTACGATAGCGGCATCTATCTCCCGTACACGGCTGGAACCACTGTGTTTTCCAGCTTCACCGCAATGTACAACTGAGGTGGGCGATGCCGGTCTACGACATCAGATCGATCTCGCAGGTCGGCACCACTGAGCCGTTTGAGCTTCAGGTGTCCCGGGGTCAAATCCCGGGGCACCTTTTTCGGCATCGTCAGGGGCGGGTTCCAGCGATGTCTCAAAATACGACAGGCACCGTTTGGGATGTTAACGATACAATCTACCCTTGGAGCGCTTGGGACACCGCAGGCACTGTTACGGTAAGCCGTGCGGATGCTGGAGACGCGAACAAAAACGTCCTCATCAGCGGCTTGGATGCTGATTATAAACCTGTCAGCACGACGATCACTCTTACAAACCCTACCGGGAACACGTCATCGACGGTCTTCAAACGTATCGATTTGGTGCGCATGAATGGAACGTCCGCTAACACTGGTCAGATCGATGTTCTCAAAGGTGCGACGACCGTTGGCCGCATTGTTGCGGGCGTCGGTCAGTCGCTTAAAGGAACCTACACTGTTCCCGCTGGATACACGGCGTATCTAACACAAGGTGCAATGACCATTCAAAATGGTGCGGACGCCACTGGAACCTTTTACTACAGGCTTTTGGGGGACCGATTCTTGATCGGCCACACCTTTGAGGTGGCAAGCTCAGAGTACCACTATGCCTTCACCTGCCCGTTTGCCCTTCCGGAAAAAACGGACATCGACGTACGGGTGACTGTTCGGTCCAACAATGCGCTGGTGACTGCGGCGTACGATATGATCCTTGTTAAGAACGGAGGACCCCTCTAATGGCTAAAACACCAGCCTGGCAGCGCAAAGAGGGGAAGGATCCGAAAGGCGGCCTCAATGCCAAGGGCCGAGCTTCGGCTAAAGCCCAAGGTATGAACCTGAAGCCCCCGGCTCCGAACCCGAAGACCAAGGAGGACAAGGCGCGTCGTTCCTCTTTTTGTGCCCGCATGCAAGGGATGAAAAAGAAGCTTACGAGCGATAAAACTCGTAACGACCCGAATAGCCGGATCAACAAGTCACTTCGTGCGTGGAACTGCTGACATGGGCAACGTTAACCTAACCCCAGAAGAGTTTGAGGCAATGCTGGACCGTGCAGCAAAAAAGGGCGCAAGGGCCGCGCTGGAAGAAATTGGGCTGCATGACGAACATGCCGGAAAGGATCTCGACGAGCTTCGGGGCCTTCTTGCGTCGTGGCGGGATACGAAGAAGGCGATGTGGACGACGGCTGTGAAGGTCATCACTACGGCGATCCTGCTGTTCATTGCAGGCGCGGTCGGATTCTACATCAAGAACAACTCTGGGAATTGAGCGATGAATCGTGCTAATATGGCCAAGCAAATCACGGAGGTTCCGATGGCTGGTTGCAAATCCAAAGGTATGAAGATGGGCGGCAAGGTTAAGGCCGGGTACAAAAAGGGCGGAATGGTCAAGGGTAAAGACCAATCCATGTGCAGCCCGCGCAAGCAGATGGCTATGGGGAAAATGAAGTAATGTCCAAGAAGCCAGGACTTTACGCCAACATTCACGCCAAACGCGAGCGCATTGCTGCAGGCTCTGGCGAGAAGATGAGGAAACCCGGTTCCAAGGGTGCGCCTACAGCTAAGGCGTTCCGCGAGTCGGCCAAAACGGCGAAGAAGAAATGACAACTTCGGGTTCACGAGACTTCAACCTCGATGTCGCGGAAGCGATTGAAGAGGCCTATGAGCGCATCGGGCAAGAGATGCGGACGGGCTACGACGCCAAGACGGCTCGTCGCTCGATGAACCTGATGTTCGCCGAGTGGGCCAACCGTGGGTTGAACCTCTGGACCGTGACACAAGGTACGACAACGGTGACACAAGGGACGGCGCAGTATACGCTTGCACCCGACGTTGTTGAGATCTTGGACATGGTGCTGCGCCGCAGCGGAACCGATTACGAGATGGATCGGATCAGCCGTTCTGACTATCTGGACTTCCCGAACAAAACGGATCAAGGTCGGCCGTCCCAGTTCTACTTTGACCGCCAGATTGCTCCGGTGATCAACCTGTGGCAGACCCCGGAAAACTCCACGGACCAGCTGGTCTACTACTATGTTCGCCGGATCGAGGACGTTGATACTCTCACGAACACGAGTGGCATTCCGTTCCGCTTCTATCCGTGCATGGTCGCTGGCTTGGCGTACTACCTTGCAGTTAAGCGCGCCCCTGAGCGTGTGCAGATGCTGAAGGCGATCTACGAGGAGGAGTTCCAGCGGGCTGCAAACGAGGACGAGGCAAAAGTACCTCTGAAGTTGCAGCCTAGCATTCGTTACCTGAGGGTCTGATGGCATTTGCTTCTGACAAAAACGCATACGGCATCTCAGACCGCTCCGGTTTTCGATATCGCCTGCGCGACATGAAGAAAGAGTGGACGGGTGCTCTGGTTGGTCCTGACGAATTTGACCCCAAGCATCCGCAGCTTTTTCCGCCTCGCCCGGGTCCGGATCCGCAGGCTCTCAAAAACCCTCGGCCGGATCAACCTGAAGCGCTTCAGGTGTATGTGGGGGTTCCGACCGTTGAAGCACCTTACCTACAACGCCCCCGTATGATAGGTAGTGCTGGACAGGTTACGGTGGTGACGACATGAGCTTTACATACGCACAGCTAAAGCAAGCCATTCAGGACTACACGGAGAACACGGAGACCACCTTCGTGAACAACCTCCCGCTGTTTATCCGGATGGCAGAAGAGCGAATCTTGAAGCAGGTGCAGCTCAGCCTCTTCCGTAAGAACGCAACGGCTGCCACAACTGCAGGAAATCAGTACCTTGCCTGCCCCAGCGATTTCTTGGCACCGTTCTCATTGAGTTTGACGGGCAACGACGGCGATAAGTTCTTTGTCGAGTTCAAGGACCCGA